TAGTTGAATTCCCATTGTATTAACAGTAGATACTACATAATTGCTGTTAATAGTGATATAAGGAGAAGTGTGATCTACGTAATTCCATCCAGAAGGTAAAGTTGCTAAATTTATATCCCAACGACCGCCACTTCCAGCAGTATGCTGAACTCTTAAAGTTCCACTACTTGATATTTTTTTAATCCAGAAACCAACATAAAGAGATGTTCCAGATACCAAAAAAGTGTTAGTTACACTGTAATAAATATCATCAACAGAACTTGTTCCTATATTATCAATCTGATATGCCGTACTTCCACCATTCGGATCAGTCTTACTTCCCGTTACCGTACAACTTCCTCTTCGAGTCCATCCAGTTGAAAGATTCTCAGATTGTGGAATTCGATTATATAATGCCCTAGCTCCAGTAAATCGTGCGCAACCGGATGGATAATCTCTTAAGTATCCTTGATCATCAAAATCCCAAGCTGAAGTAGCACGAGTGAATGTGATCGTTCCATCAGTTGCCGCATTTGTTACTAATGTGGTTTGTAAAGGAGCATTAAAAGTAGGATCTGAAATTCCAGGTAATGATCCACCCCCTCCATCAATTCGATAATAAGTACCAGATTTTTTTACAAAAGCACCAACAACGGCACCATATACACCATTCCTTTTACAGAAGATCGCTGGTGCCTGATACGATCCACTTCTTTTTACATTGAATGCAGGCATATTAAGAACTCACTTGAATATAGATAGTATTATCTGGACGTCCATCACTATTTGAAGGAACAGCAGTTCCAATTACAATATTAACATTACTTCCAGGAGTAGCATCTCCCATTACTTGAGCAGCACCCATAACAATAGGAACTTCACGAATTCCGTTATTTCCATATACATGAATAAAATCAGGCATTTTTTTATCTCCAAAAAAAGGGGCACTAAGGCCCCTTTTATTTTAACCAGTAGCACCAGCAGTAAGACCCTTGATATAACAACAACCCCAAGGATTAAGAATTTCTGTTGCGTACTCAGTAGTGAAACTTCCACCACGAGCATCTGCCCCATTTTCTACAATCTTACCACCATCTCCATATTCTTCAATTTTACCATCCCTACCATCCATAAAGGCCATACGAATAGTAGGAACATCAAGAACAAGAAGACGACCAGCAGTAGCACTAAAACCATTTAAGAGAGCATGTTCTTTGAAATAGATAGTACCTTTGTAGCATTTGAAAGCTTGATATTGAGCCCCAAACTCCGTAGTTTCAGGAGTAAGTTGAACAGTACCATTCTTCAGGGCAATTTCATTAAGAACTTTAATGGCTTTAGCATCACCGTAAGCATAACGAACGTTAGTATTACCCAAATCTGCAGTATACTTAAAGGCAGTTTCAACTGCAGTAATCAATTGAGTAAGAGTGGTAGTACTACTAGCAGTAGTCACGTTAGCATTACTGGTATATTGACCAATAGCATCAATAATACCTTGTGTAGCATGAATAGGCTGAGTTCCAGAGGTATCCATTTTAGCTTGTCCCCAAATCAGGGAAGCTTCAATATCAACACTATGGAAGAAAGCTGCATCTTTACGAGTTTCAGCAATGTTACTATAACCACCCAGTTCTGTTAAAGAAGCCCTAGCAGTATCAGTAAGTGCCCAAGCATTACGGAAAATCTGAGTATAGTTAGTAACAGCAACAGTTTTAATCATTTTAGCTGCTGGACGGTTACTACCTTCTGCATCAGCAGTTCCAACGCCAATAATAGCATCATTACTACCAGTAGAAGCAGCATCAGCAACTCGACCAAAACCTTTAGTAACTGCTACAACCGTTGAACTATTGACCGCAGTAACTCGCAGATTTTCTCCTGTAGTAGGATTATGTAAAATACTACCAGCACGAAGTCCTGCAGTTGTAACCAGTGTAATAGTACTAGCACCTTGTGCATAAGAAGCGCCAAGAGTAGTAGCAAAGAACTCTGCAGTTTTTGTAAAATAAATATGAGTAGAAGCTACAGCACGACTTTTACCAGCCTGTCCAACGAGTCCGCTAATTTGTGCTGCACCATTAGGGAATAAACGAATAAGTTGTCCGCAAAAAGACCGTTTATTCAGTTCAGCGGGATTACCGCCATAAGTGTTAAATACACCTTCAACAAGAGCCATTTTGATTCCTTAAAAATGAAAAATTACATACCAAGAAATGCTGCAAGATCCACTTGTTTAGTCTGCTCTTTCTTAGGAGCAGGATTCATAGCATTGTGAATCTCATTAAAATATGTTTTAGCTTGAGCCGCAATTTGAGCAGGGCTAGCATCGGGATTTTCTTTCGCAATCATCCCAGCAATCCTTGTAAGTTCCGCTTTAATAAGAGGATGATTATTTGCAGAACTAATCTCTTGTGCAACAAGATTTTGCTTAACACCCTTTCCTAATGATTTTTGATAGATTTTATCTCTTGCACCTAAGTGCGTATTAGTCAGGGCTACAGCATGTGAGAGAGCTGCTTTATAAGCTTTTTGATTACTCTTATTAATAAGAGCGATCAAAGCTTCTGTATCACCTTCTTTTGCTTTTGCAAGCAATTCAGGATCTAAAAAATTAAGTTTAGATGTGATATTCTCAACTGCTCCTTCATCAAGAGCAAAAGGAGGTGGTTCATCTACATCCTCAGCAGTAAGGGATTTTTCAAAGAGTTTATTATATTCATCAAGAGGATTGATTGAAGGTTCTTCTACTTTTTCAGGAACAGGAGTAGGAGTTGGAGTAGAAGTAGCTTCTTGAGAAGTTGGTTTTTTGAAAAAATCAAACATTGTTTTGAATTCCTATTAAAGTTTCTAGTACGGAGAGTTTTCCAGAAGTAATAAGATGTTTTCTTTGTAAAACTTCAGGTGACTCAGTTATTGTGGCTGATCCTAAAAGATCAATTGATGCTTCTGCTGCTAAAAGTCGTAGATATTTTTTAACGATAGGAGAAGAAAATACTGTTAAAATGTAATTTTCCTCTTCTTCAAGTAATTGAATAGTTGGAAAAATTTGCATTAGCTCATTCCTAAATCAGCTGCCCGAATATCAAGAGCTTGCTGACGTAAATCTTGATCCTCTTGCCTTAAAATATCCATCTTTCCTTCATTACCTGGAGGAGGCATTTGTGTTGGTTTTTGAGGCATGTACTCATCAAGACCTTTAACTCCCATAAGTTGTGCTAGATGAGCAACAATCTGTGGTAACATCATTCCCATTGTTTGTTGTAAGATTGGACTTTGTGAAATAAACTGCATAGTCTGGATAATAGCTTCAGTTGATGCTAATTTACTTTTAGGAGTGTATCCATCAGCTACTTGAAAAGCTAATGCAGTTTTTCTAATATCTGCAGGATTCATAGAAAGGGTCTCACCAGTTCTTTGAGACACTGTTTGTAAATTAGATTGCTGATTCTGTAAAATATTATATTTCAAAATCTCTTTTAATGGAGTAAAAAATTGAAATTCAAGTGATAAAGCTGGAAGTCGTAATCTAGCATCGCTGTTACCCATAGTATCATTCCACTCTTTAACACTCTTATTTCCTTTTTGAAACTGTCCCTGCATTGGATTATTTAATCCAGAAAGTTTTTCTCCAAATGAAACAATCTGCATAGCACTTTGAGCTGCGGTTTCAGTTCCTCTTGCATCAAAAGGAATACTTTTATAGTAAGAATCAATAGGTCTTTCATTTAATGAATTTGTTCTTACTGGAATTTTAGGAGCTGGTACTGGAGCATTGATATCTTTAGGACTAATGACTGATGGATCATATAAAGCACGATCAGAAACTGCTCTTCTTGCACTATTAAAGTAAATATTCAACATAGTCTCAGCTGACTGTTGAATTGGAATCATACCTTCCGCAATACTCTTTGTTTGATTCCAGAGACCATCTTCAAAAGGTTGTCCAAATAAGATTGGAAGATAGTCATACACTGTAATAATACGTTCTACTTGAATAACATGTTGATTATTTACAGTGAGAAATTTATAAATTTGAGGCGTATTAGGAGAAGGCGCAGATAAACCTAAATCAGCTGGGCAAATTCGTGCATATACTTTAATTACTTCATAATTTCCTACTAAAGGAACTCCACCTTTTCTCTGAACTTCAGGTGTAACTCCTAAATAAGTAGAAAGAGAAAAAGGTCTTACTGGAGTAACATATTCAGAAACAGCTGGATGAATTCTATAATACGGTGATTGAGGACCAGTTAAGAAAGCTTTCTCTGCTTCTGATGCATTAAGTACTTTCTTTTCAATAGAAAGTCTATTAAGTAATCTCTTAAATCTTGGTTTAGAAAGAATTTCAACCGTTCCAGCATAATCTCCAAGTCTAGAAATATCTCCAGGCATCACATTTGGATCCCAGAAAGTATTATACATATCAGTTGTTTGCAGTTTTGTTAAAAAATATTGACCTTTATCAATTTTTAATGTATCAGGAGTTAGAAATTCATCAACAACTGAATATTGATCAATAGATTCATAGAAAGTTTCAACTGCCGCAAGATTATATTTTACTGCCATTCTAAGAAAAAGAAGCAACTGCCTAGGATAACCACCCAAAATAGCATGATCATCAATAATACTCTCCAAAGCCCCAGCAATCTGTCTATTAGTAGGATTAGACACGATAGGGAAAATGGGGGAGCCGGACAAGAATATTTCAGACAAATATCCAACCATACTTTCCACTTGGGAAACCACAATCGGAGGAACAGTAGAAGGAGAATTAAAAACACCAGCAGGTACGGTAGCAGCGTCGATACCTTGTCCATACGATTCTCCTGTTTTCGGATCTTTATACGTAGAATATCTATAATAGGCAGTATCAACTGCTTCCATTTTATCATAGATATCTGTATTATTATCTCGAACAGTAAGAATATGCCGTACAAAATCTAGAATATTGTCTTGAGCTTGTTTTGAAATTCGGTCCATCTTGTTTTTTCTTCCTAAAAAGGAGTGTTGTTTTTAACAACTGCACATTCAGAATCTATTAAACGGCTAGTTGATAATTTGATTTTATCCCAATATTCATTTTTTACATCTTCTCCATAAGCACAGGCATCTAAAAGGTCATCTTTATTATCAGATTTTCCTAATTTATATGCAGACAACTAATCTTAGCACTTTCAATAGCTATTTCACGCCTTTGCTCATTTGTTGTCATAATGCTTTTATCATCTTCACCAATCAAACACCATTTAATACCCAAAAACTCATGAAAATCAAACTAAACACAATACACCAAACAATCCACAAAACAAAACCCC